ACTTTTTCAATGTTAATTAAAACGCCACTTACATCGTATGTCAAGTTTGTTGTCTTTGTGGCCGATGTCGATACATTAGTTTCAACTATTTGTGTTAATAGCCCAGAAGTATACGTGTAATCTTTAGTCTTTAATAGAGTAGTCTTGCTGCTGCTCTCGTAAACCTCAATAAGCGTCAAGTCACCGCTAGTATAGGTAAGTTCACTATATGGTTCAGAACTAGAAATATCTCCATAACTAATTTTTCTAGTTTGAAAGCCAGACCCAGAACTACCTTCTAAACTTAGATTGTCACCATTTTCCAGCAATAAATTGTCGCCAGTTTCTAGCAATAGGAGGCCACCCCCAGTTGTAAAAACGTCGGCTACTAAAAAATCATTGTCAGATAATAAGGTAACTTGATCTAAATCGTGTATGCGCTTAAATTGCCCCACTAATCTTCTTTATATATCTTACCAGGTCCTTGACCCCATCTATTGTTTTTTTTACAACAATCTGGATGGTACTTGTTTTCATCTTCGCACAAACAACCCCTTTTTCCAGTTCCTTTAACTATTTTTCTTCGTCGCTTCATTGATTATGTTTAAAGCTTCTTCAATATTATTTACTACGCAAGTTTGACCTTTCCATGATTCTAAAAACGTTATTTGCTTTTCTCGTAATTTACTACCGTTTTTTACTTCCATGAGAAAATTCTTGCCGCGATAACCCACAACTAAATCTGGGCAACCGTTACCTACCGCGTGAAGCGAAACAACTGTTGCGCCTATTCGTCTCAAACTCTCAACTATTGAGGCTTGATTTTTATCTGTTGCTGCTCTTCGTCGCACGTAATTTTGCTAGATTTTGAATTGCTCTCTTAACTTGTTCCTTTTGTTTTATCATCTCGCTATCACTAAAGAAACCCTCTATAGAAAACCCTTGCAACACACCAGTCTTGATAAAACTTTGCCAGATCTCTTCGTCATAAACCTTCATACTAATCATCCAAGTTCCTTTTGGTACGTCAAAACCGTACAGCCTAGATTTGTCCTTTTCTTCATCTTCTACGATCCACGATTCAACTATAGTCATACCAGACACACCGACCTCATGTTCTAGTGTTGCGCTGTTTTGCCTACCGTTTTTCATAAATAACTGCATAGCTTTTTCTACCGTTGAGGACGTATAGTAATTGTAATACTCATTTCCCTCGTCATCTACCCTAATTATTGGCAAATTAGGTATCATCGCAGGTCCAAGTAATATTTTTTTGTCCGCGTTTAATTCAGCAAATTGTGTTTTTTTTGGAACGACGAATTCGTGTCCGCTCTCATCCTTAAAAGCCACAAAGTTTGTCATTATTGCTGGCTTTGTTACTACGCCCATGGCTTGAACACCTTCGACGATGTTTTCTTCGTCTAGGATTAATTCAACCATTCTTAAGGGTTTTTTTTCTTCACTCATGGCATATAAATAGTTGGTTTATCGACTCTCTCAAAGTAGTCTGGATATTTTTTTCGAGTTTCTTCTATTAAGTTAATGCTGACAGGATGTTCTTTAAGTGTGAGGTAAAAAAGAATCTTAACTTCTGGGGGCAATGCGTTTCTATTCGCTTTTTCAACCCATTTTATTTGGTACGGATAATTCATTTACATATATTTGCTGCAAGGTAGTATTTTCATGTAGTAGGTTAAATAAAAGCCCTTGCAAACGTGTGAGGGTTTTTTATCCTCCAAAACTTCCGTTTGCTTGAATTTCCCTGTCCAATTGTAGTTGGTTGCTGACATCTTGACCAACTGAAAATGCTCTAATTGGCTGACCGTTTAAACCCTGTAGTATTTCTTGACCAATATTTTGATTTCCTTGCGGTGCGACAATTCCTATTGCTTGGCCTATAGATGGAACTGAAGGACCAGCACCACCACTAGAATTAGATCCTCCAGAAATTGATGCGGCAGTAGTGCTGCCACTACCTATAGATTTAATACTTGTATCTGTGCTTAATATTTTGGCGATATTTGCAGCACCAAATGCGGCAGCGGCAGCGGCTTGTATAAAAGGAAACGCACCACCAGTTACGACTGTAGCTCCTGCATTAGCAGCGTTAGACGCGAAAGCCGCCTGAATACCTCTAATAGTGTCAAAAGTAACTTGTGCAACCGCTAAACCTTTTGCTAATCCAGTTCCTTGCTCTGCTAATTGAGCTGCTGTATTTAATGCGCTGGCAATAATACTTACTTTAGCTGTTTGTACTTGTCTTTCCGTGTTTATCCTAACCTTACCCGCTTGCTCTTCTAATTTTTTTCTATTGCTTTCAAAAGTGGCGGTGGCAATTGCCTGTTCGTTTAGTATATTAACATACTCCGCTGTTCCTTCGCGCTCTTTTTGTAGCCTTTCATCTAAAAAACGAATCCTAGTATCAAATAATTGCTGTTCTAATTGTATCGTTTTTTCAATTCTTAAAGCCTCGTTTTCTTCTAGCTCAATGGCCGTTCTCTTGGTTATCTCTTCGGCCTCTAGGGATGTTTCGGCAATACTTCTTTCTATCTCCAAACGTTCTCTTAGCAGTGAATTTTGATTGGTTAACTGCTCTGACTGAAAACCTGTAACCCTTGCCTGAACCTCTTCCAATTCTGTCTGAAGCCTAAATATTTCTACGTTTCTTTCTTGTGTTTCCCCAAGAAGATTGTTTTGCAACTCAATGTTTGCAATTCTTTGTTGAATATTTTTTTGTTCTTGATCGTTTTGCTTTTCTAAAATTTCACCTAGCTTTTGGTTGGCCGCTATTCGAACCTCCAGCGTTTTTGTTACATCGTCTCTAATTTGCCTTTGCACTTCAGCATCCCTGTCGGCTCGCTCTCTTAAGGCTTGCTGTTCAATCTCTAAGAACTCTTGCCTCTTTTTGGCCGCATCAATAGCGGCAGCACCAGAAGCAGCCGCAGCCAGATCAATATTGTTGAAGCCATCTACAACGGCATCTTTAAAACCCGTAAATAAATCCCCAGCCTCTGTGACCGCCTCACTAAAATTGTCAACAATTACACCAGCATTTTCGCCTATGCTTTTAAAATTGTCTACTATTTTTTCACCAACCTCATTAAGCTGGTTTGTAAGCTCTTGGATTCTATCTTCATCACCACCACCAAGGAATGATTTTTCCCAAATTAATTGTGCCGCGATTATTGCCCCCTCAATTTGTAGTATTGCATTTCTAAATGGCACTAAAGCAATATCTAGTACAGCTTTAATAACTTTGCCGAGTGCGTCAAATTTTTCGGTTGCCGTTGTTAGACCTTTACTAAATTTTATGACTGGCTGAACTAATTGGTTAAACACTATTGAAATTGTGTTGAACACCTTGGAAATAGTGTCGGCTACTTGCTGATTTTCCAACAATACTTCGGTCAACTTACTAACCAATCCTATGATAATACCAATACCCGCTGCTTTTAGAGCTGTGCCAACTCCTTTAATTGCCTTACCTACACCATTGAAAGCCTTGGATAAACCCTTTGCTTCTTTTGTTGATTTTTTAGCGGTATCGGAAACTTGCTCAATTTCCTTGTTTAAATTTTTTACGGACTTTACCGCGCCAGACTCATCAACCTCTAGTTCAACAATGACTTTTTGGACCATAATGCCATTTTAGATATTTGCCATGCCTTTTTTAATGTCTTTGGGTTAGCATGTCTGCCCCGTATATAATTAATGCCAGCACTACTAAACCTTTTCTTTACTGGTATTTGCGAGGCTATCTTTATGAGCTTTACTATGTCCGTTCCTAATCCTCCCCCCATGTTAAAATACATTCATTTGCGGTTTTTATAATGTCCTGAACATATTGGTTTATGTTCTTTTGGTCTGCGTTAGTGTAGGTAATTTTGTTGCTCAATAAAGATGGTTGTCTTGCACCAAGATAAAAAGAGCCATTAACTTCTCTTAAATTGTACAACGATTTTTCAAAAGAAGAAAGCGGCTTATCGGTTGACACCTCACCACCGTATGTTACGCCATCAATATTTGGCCTGTCAACTATTGGCTTGTCACTTCTTAAAGTTGCCTTGGCTACCTCTTTTTGTGTGTTGTATGATATTTGGTCTATAGTCCAGTATCTACCCTCCGCAAATATTCTGTCATTCATCTCAAACGTTAAAAATTGATCTCTAGGTAAATAAAATTCTGCAATCGCTATTCGCGAATTACCCGCGTAAAGTTGATACAACTGCTCTTCCCAATATGCTTTATACAATGTTTCCAGCGGAGGATCACCAAATAATGGATACTCGATTGCGTAGGATGCCGACAAATCTGTATTAACAGGTGAACCAGTGGCAAAATCATAATCATAAAAAGTGCAAATAGGATAATTACTTTCTATCTCATATGACGGCTGACCTAAAAATATGTCTGTTTGAATGTAATAATCAACCGAGGATGTACCGACCTCACCTTGATTATAGAAAAGCAAATATTTATCGTGTACTGCGCTGCCCTCAATATCAATCATTTTATAAAGGGTAATACCGCTAGTTCCTGTTATTTGGTTAAACTCATTTAAAACATTAAATACACTAGGATTCCAAAGTGTAAAAGGTGACTCTACTGTAAATTGTTCCTGTCCAAAATCGACATCTGGTTTTATTTTAACACTTCCAAAGTTTCTGTTTTGATTGTTTTTAAACTGAACCTGTTGCGCAGCCTCTGAGTCCTTGAATTTAATGTCGATGTTCTTGTAAACATTTGGTTTTTTGTAAGTGGTGTTAGATATGTCAATGTAGTTAGACCAATCGCGAGTCGTGCCAAGTGCTTTGTATTCTGATTCGCTTAACACTCTCCACTCACCTTCTTGATCACCTGGTATTACTACCCACCTTAGAGACTTTAAAAATTGATTGACAAAATCAACGACACTATCTTGCGGCATAGTTATGGCCAAATCAATTGTTTTGTTAAACAATCCAAAGAAGTAAGATGTAATAAACAGGCTTGAAGAAAGAACTGTGATGTTATTACCTACTGGGGCAATTAATATTCTAATGGTTGCGCCCGATGGTAGTTGCGCTTGTGGAACCAATATTGAATCGGATATACTGCCAAAGGAAGTACTTGTGTACGTTTGTTGCTGTAACGGGAATGTTCCCTCTGTTGTTGTTAGTTCTACTGTTACCGTAACAACTGTCGACGGAGGCGCAATAAAATTATAGTTAGCACTAATAGAATACGCCGCAGTCTCTGGTGCTGTAAATGTAAAAGTTGTCGTATTAAAATTATTGCCTAGATCCTGCTGCTCAACGTCGTATTCTATTGGCACACTAGCACCTGCCAAAACACCCTGAGATGGAGTAATTGAAACAGACACCGCATTTTCATTAGTATCATCAACACCCTTAATTATACCTGCTTCTTTGCTTGGTAGAACAAACAAATTATCAAACCTAGTATCGTCAATAGTTCCAGATAAAGTCAAGTCATAATTACTAAATATGCTTTTTAGCATAGCCCTTAACTTAATTGCTGGCTTTAGGTCTGACAGTAAAATACCGTTATTTTCGTTCCGAATGTTTTTTACATCCAAATTAGATGTATCTAACTCTGGAGGACCAAAGTAATAGTTGCTTTCAAAATCTACTAAAGGATAAACTATATTCCCGCTTAATAAATTACCATCCCAACTATCCTTTACATTGTCATAAGTAAGAATATGATCGTAGTCACCCCAATCTATTTCAGGCAATGTATCTTCACCAAAGATAGTTGCAAGATTTTTGACCCTACCATAAAAAACCAAGTTGTAAGATTGCGGCTTACCATTTTTGTACACCACACCTTGCAATTCAAGAACACCAACAAAACGAACAGCCAGATCAAATGACCAACGGGCTGGAAAGCCTTTGTGCGGATTTACACTATCATCTACATCAAGATTTCCGTAATAACCAAAAACATTATTGTTTTTAGCGTTAGCAGGTACTGAAAATGACTGGCTAAATTCTGACTCGCTTAATGTAATTTGCCTTAGCTCTTTGACTCTTCGCGTAATCGTTACCGCTTCATCCTTATATAAATCTATGTCTTGTCCAATGTCGATCATTGAATATCTTGTATTAAGTTAGATGCAACTTCGAATCTGAACGTGTAATTAATCAAGTCTACGTCAGAATCCTTCTTAAATTGCACCTCTTGATCGGTTAAATATAAGGCAACGTCTAAATTTAAACTAAACCAATCTTTTGATAAAAACATGTCTTGTATTAACTCATTGTGCGCCTCTGTTATCCAGCCAGTATTGACTTCGTAGGTTCTTGTTGCTTTCGACCTTAATACGGCCTTGGATGCGTTAAAGGTGTCGTATGTTACCGCGTCAGACCCCTTACCGTACCTACTAATTCTTTTATTGTATGTAATGCGGTCCACATTAACACCTTTTCTCTGTACCGCGTAGACATGTAACCAATCCCATACACCAAACCTATTAACGAAACATATGGTGTCACTACCAATGCCGCAAAGTTCATCTAAGAAGTTTATTGTTCTAGTGTCGTACCTTACAGAACCCAATGATATGTTAATTGGATGATTTGTATCGTGTCCGTTTGCCTCTAAAAATGTACTGGTGCTTTGCTGTCTAAGCATGAACTCTTCGGACTCTACTGGAGGATCTGTAGGAACTAATGTTGTAAACTGAACATTAGTCGAAGCACCACCACCAGCCCAGTAAAAGCCCTCACTATCTGCTATTGCAGACCCTTGATAAAAGGCATAAAACCACATTGGCTGTCCTTTTATTGCGTACATGGTTGTGGGCCTTGCGGTCATAAATTTTCGAGAAACTAATATATCTGGCGTGTCTGTGCTTTGGTTTATGGTTTGCGGGAATATGCCGTAACCCTCAACCACTTTTCTTACCGTTGTCGTTGACTCTAGCACAAATGCGCTGCTGTTTGTGTATCCTATTTCCATGACCAAATTGTAGATCATTCCTGTAGATACATTAGTTATTAAATAATTAGCAGGATCATTTGGAGTAAATAAATCTTCTAGTATTGGGCCGATGTTAAACTTGGCCCTACCCTCATCGTCTTGGCCTTTGTCTAATGTTACTATCGGATCGGCAGGAACGCTAGATTGATCTCCTTCCCAAGCGTATACTTTTACCACTACCCTATACGTTGAGTCGGTTACTGTCGCATCTCCAGCAACAACAATCAAAGGCGATCTAGCCAGAAGGTAATTGTTTGTTGGTAGTTGTGATATTGTAAATGCCATATCTAATTAAATTTATCTCTAATTTTATCCGCAATAAATGCTGCGTATGCTGGTGTCAATTCTTCTGCTAATTTAGGTTGAAATTTATCTACGCTATTTGACATAAAATTGGTCGGCTCAATACCAAACGTTTTAATTTTACGGTTAATTAGAAAAGATAGCGAATTAATTGCTTTGTCTGTTTGCTTTACGAATCCTCCACCATCTTTTTGCAGCCTTACTGGCTTTGATTTAATCCACCTTTTTAAAATTGTTACTGGTATTCCCTTTCCTGGCTTTCTGCCTTGATCTACATAAATAGCATAATCTAGTGCGCTTATTTCCAGAATAAATAAATCACCTTTCCTTAATACTTTGTAGCTTAAGGACTCCCTTAATGCGCCAGTATTGTCACTTTTGCGCTTTCTTTTAACAACCTTGTAAGATTGTAACTTGCCATTCTTCCACTTGGCTTTGTAACTATTTCTGGTTTTTGTTGCGCCTAATTCGCGTTGCGCGTTAGAAACAACATTATCGCCAAATTGCTCTAATACATCGTTAACACTTAGCGGCATTGGTATTCATGTTGAATGTTATTGTACCTATCCAACCGCAAACACCGCTATTCCCTTCCTCTAATACTGGATCGAAATTTGGAGCAGCAGCAATAGTTGCAAATGTTTCACCAACTTGAATTGATCGGCCATTGTATTTGCTCAATACGCGCATCAAAATACCCATGGTTGTGTCTAAGGCATCCATAGTATTATCTCTCCCGTTTGGTACGTTTATTTGTTCCTCACGGGTTAGTTTCTGGTTACTCAATAAGTCGTATACAAATATCTGGAAAGTAAAGCCAACGGTTTCAGCGTTGATTGTAACTGGATTGGGTATAATATGAGCGCATGGTGTTATTGTTCCCCTGTCTCTGTCGTACTGATCAAAATCACCAAAACTGACTAAGTTCGTCGCGTAGTCAGATTGAAAGTCACTTTGGATCTTTTGAATAAGCTCATAATAAGCGGTGTAGTCTTGTGCCATCATTAATATAATGCCGTCTAATTGTTCACGTCAATAAGATAACACAAAGCCATAAATGCTTGTTTGTGATTCATCTCCACTACGTCATTAATCTTTAGCACGTCACTTTGCGCTAACAACATAATATGGTTATACCAACCATAGGTCTGAGACATCTCATGAGCCTTTAACCTTTGCTTAGTATCTACTTCTTTTCTGAATTTTTCCGCGAATATTGGATAGTAATCTTGTTTAATTCGTTTCCAATAGTCAAAAAAAAAGTGCGAACACCAAAAAAATAAGACAGCGGTATTTTCTTCATTACTTCGCTATACTCCGAACTGCCTTGATATGATTCTATTTCATATAAACCGCCTAACTTTTTGGACTCGTACACGACTGGACGAAAACAAACCGACATAGCCTTGTGATAATTCTCAGGTTCATTCATGTACTTTTCCAAGTTTGTTATCTCGGCAAAAGTCATATCCTCTAAATTTGGATGAAAGCCGTATTTAACACCTTCACAATTCCAAAAAGGAATAAACTTGTTACCCTCGAATCTCATTGCTTTTTCTGCCTTAGACATGAGGTTGTCTAGGTCCTGCGCTCGAATTGATTTAAAGAGACTAGGATCAACACCACAAAGCAAAGCCAAAACATAATAAGGATCTGTCTTAAACTTTTCGTCTGATGTTATTATTTTTTGATAAACCTCCAGCGGTATATCTTCGCTGGAGGTAGGCACATTAATTTCTTTTTTTACTTTCATTAATCTTCTACTACTTCGACATAGTTGCTAACCTTTCTAAAGTCATAACAAATATCGTCTGTTGCCATTTTCAACATTTCATGCTTGTCGTCATATTGACCTACGCTTACCAAAATTTCACCAGTCACCGCAACTACTGATTCCATTCCAGTTCCATCGTCATACTCTTCTTCCAGTTCAGTGTGTACGTTGTAAAAATTGTCATCGCAAAACTTATCAAACTTTGCTTTTTCTTTTGATGAATAACTTACTTTAAATTTTACCTCGCAAGTATAAACGTAGGTCAAATCTCCGTCTTCGTCAAATTGTTTGTCAGATAGTATCATGTGTTTTTGTTTTGACCAAATATACAAATCATTTTTGTGCTGACCAAGCATAAGTACCTATGCCGCCAGTCAATCTCATAAAGCTATAACGTATTGCGTCAATTGCATGGTTCCATTTATCTACAGGCACACTTGTTTTTTTGTCAGCCCAAACATAATTGTTAAATTCTTTTCTGATGTTTTCTGAATCTGCAGTTATAATAATTTGATAATCGAGCATCCTACCAATACCACCAGTAACCGAACCTTGACCTTTTACCGCTGGCTCAATATTGACATAAAGTGCTTGCAACTCACTAATTAATCTAGGCTCTGCCGAATCACCAATAATCAAGTTGTCTCCTGCATGACGTTTGTTTATCTCCGCTATTTGATGCGTACCCAATCCCTTTTCATACAACAACTCTTGGCAATATATTTTTCTGGCCGATTCGTCTACGGCTACTTTTACTAAAGTAGTTGGATCGTTACTAAATCCGTAATCCTGACCAAAAATAAAAGGAAGGCTTTCATCAAATTCACCCATGGTCCAGTTCTGAAATATTGCACCGACTGGCTTTGTTCTTACACCTGTTCCGTAAATGCTCCACCAGTAATTATTTTGCTTTCTGCTCTCTATGTCTAGGACCTGATCTTTAGTGAGGTGTGGGTTATCCCTATAGGTTGTTATTAATGGAGGAAAATCTGTTATATATCGATCCAGCCAATGGTCTTCTGGTAGTGCTGGATTGTAGTCGCATATAATTCTTCTCGTTGTTCTTGGAAATAATTGGTCTACTGTTTCTTCTTTAAACTGGTGAGCCTCATTGACCCACAGTATTTGCCTAGATCGACCGTGTATTTTTTCAGGATTGTCGGCACCATAGTAATTAATAATGTTGCCGTTCAAATTGTAGATATGATCTGTCCTGTTGTGGCTCTTAACATCATACAACTTTAGCTCGTGGAGAACCTTTTTAAAGTCGTGCCAAACCGTAGCCTTTAAGGCCGTAAAAGAATCTCTGCAAATATCTATCTCTAGGTTTTTGTACTTGTGGCACATCCAAATTATCCAATGGATCACTGCATAGGTTTTGCCAGATCTTGTACCGCCTTGAAGTAATGTTATTCGATTTTTTGGTACATTTTTTTTTAAGTAACGAAAATTCGGGTTACTCTTCATCGTACCATTCAGGCAAACTTACCTCTTCGACTGTGACATTGCTGTTTATAGTTTGAGCTGGTTTACCCCATCTATACTCAGCAAACATCTTCATTGCGTATGACTCACCTTCTTTTAGAGCTGCTGTAAGTTTTGTAACAAACAGTTCATCCATTGGACGCAACTTTTCCAATAGTTCTTGCTCGTCTGACTTTTTAGGTCTTCCAGCTCCTGGTCTTGCGCCTCCGTTATTTTTTCTACCATCTGCCATTGAAATTAATTTGTTTATTCAATCAACCGTTTTAACCAACCACACGGCCAAAGGTATTGATACAATGGTTTCTCCCCATGACAACGATATGAAGTTAGTAAAAAAACCGAAGCCAATACCCATAGCACCAATTACAGTTCCAATCAAAAGAAACATTTTCACAGACTTTTGATCCCATTTAAGAATATAAGCCCACATCCACATTGATACGTAAGAAACTACAATAGCTGAAAATGTAAATATGTAATGCAGGATTTTGATCCAGTTCTTACTGTTGTTTATACCAAATATAAAAGTTAAAAAAAACAGGTATGCTGCTGGCCTTAATAGGTTTCTAAGATAAACGCCATTGAATCTATCCGAAAGTTTAATGTTCGCATCCTTGTGTGCAAAGGAGGCAAAAAGTAAAAGAGCGTATATTGAACCGAGGCAAGTGTAGTAAAGCAAATCAAGAGAAGTCAAATGGTGCTGACTCCAAGATTCATATACCGACATGCTTGACATAACAACCCCTGACACTATTGCAATTGCAATCAAAATTTTTATATTCAATACTACGCCCTTCATTTATTTTGGATATGCTTCCATTAAAGTTTTTAATTCTTCAATGATTGTTCTATTTCTGCTAGAGCAAGTCGAACAAGCACCTTGGAAATGATAATTAAATACCGAGGCGTGTATTCTGGTTAACTCATTCATGGTTGGTAATTCCAAAGAACCTTTGATCATTGGAAGGACAGCGTTTAGATAACTGTATTGCTCTTCTGTCAAACATCGAACTTTTTTCTTTTTACGAAATAAATTGTTCAATTTTTCCTTTCTCTCTTCGCATCCGCAATCCTGGCCCTCAGACCAAATCAAAGATTTTACCAAATTAGTAACTGGCTTTACGGGATCACTATTCAAAACACCCTCAACTACGTCGCCCAAACCTTTTTTGGGTCTACCTCTTCTTTTTGTCGCTGTCGACTTTTTTTCTAATTGTTTCTCTTGCTCTTTTGACATCTTGCTTTATTGTTGTGTAAGGTATTTCCAAAGCGTTTGATAAACTTTTCTGAGTAACCTTACGAAAGTAAACGAGTTTAAGAAGCTCTCTATCGTATGGCGGGAGCGTTTCAAGGGCATCAAGTATTTGATTGGCCTTGACGTTGTGGTCAACCTTGGACTCAATGTGTTCAAATTCACCGTGTAGTTGTACGTATTCTCTATTTCTTCTTTCCCTTCTTTGATCGGTTCTGAGAGCCATGAGCAGTTGAGAGGTTGCAACCCTACGCAAATAGTGTTTGTTTGCTTTTCCATTCCATTCCAAAAACTCCAAACCATCTGACTGCTGACGTTCAAGGAGGTAAAGGTATGTGTTTTGTATTGCATCGTCAATTAACTGCTTGTTGTTACAAATATCCGCGCAGCATACCCTCATATACTTTTCCAGCGTCCTAACATCTTCAAGGGTAATCACGCCTCCAAATATAATTATATTTTCTGTTGTTCGTCTTTGTATTTTTTTCTAACCTCCTTGTCTCGCAGTTCACGCTCTAATTTTTCTTTGGCCTCTCTGGCTTTGCGCTCGATAAACGCTTTGTAGTCAATTTTGCTTTCGTCGTTGTTGTGCTTAACTTTTTGGTTTTGATGATTCTCTTCTCTAATTCTGGACCTTTCTTCTTGGTATTCATCCAAGATAGCAAACAGATCAACCAGCCTAAGTTGCCCGTAGACTTTATGGCTAATGATTTTTTTCCTAAAAACATACTCTAGTTCATCTGCCAGGTAGTCTGGGTATCGCTGTGCCAATGCAATCATAAATTCTTCTACAACTGCTTGATTTGCCGCTTGACTTGCAAACTCTGGATAGTAAATTGTTACCACCGAAAGAGCTTTCATGACTTTTTTCTTAAACAAGTAATCGTTTTCGATGCTCAGTTTTCTTATTGAATCTTTTTTTTCTCCGCTCAAATGCAATTGCAGCGGATTAAAGTTGGTCAACGAGATTTCTAAACTGTTGTGCTTGATCGACAACTGATCGCTTGTCTTTTTTGGTAATGATTTCATCTTTAAAATTTTTGTTGTTTAAATAGGTTTGAGGATTTCGTCGGTACTGCTTTTCTGGAGTTGCTTGAACGTAGACTTCTGTATGCTCAATACATTGCTTCATTTCGTCTTGGGTCAATTTTAGAAATTTTTTGCTGCACTTGTCACGATCAATTTTTTTATCGTACAAATTCCACCAAATTTCGAAAGTACTTTCAAGCAAATTTTTGCGCAAATCTTCTTTAGAAGATACATTAACATTTACATTATCATTAACATTTACATTAACATTATCATTAACAGTTAACGTAGGTTCAACCTGCGTTGACTTACGTTGACCTGCGTTGCGTTTGGCTGCGCTTTTCTTACCCATGTCGCTGAATTTCTGCTTCTTAACCTCCCAAGTTTTCAAGTCCTTTTTTAGCATGGGCCTGATGTGCGCCCATGCCATAATTATAAAAGGATCTGTTGGCTCTTCTGGTTGACGGTCGTTAACGTAGGCTAACATAAGTTTAAGTAATTCACCAGCTTTTTCAGACGGCATTGCGTTAATTAACTTATCCCAGTCGCAGTAGAATATAAAAGTGTTCTTACCTGTTGCCATGTTCTTTTTTTAAGTCAATTACTTACCAAGGCAAGTCATCTTCATCGTCATTACTCTGTACTACCGCTACTGCTTGATTCGCTTGCTTCCATTCCTTCGCGTTACCAATGTAATAACCTTTTTTGTCCTTACCTCCGCCAGCTTTAATGCTGAGACTGTTACCGTACTTGTCTGGCTCGTCGTTTACCCAAATCGCTAGATTTAAGTACTTAGCCCCGTTTTTAAATACAACTCCGTCTTTATCGGTAGTTACAATGTCCGATTTATTAATTTTCGATAAGTCTATAGACCCGATATAAAATTTACTCATATTACTTTTTTTTAAAAATATTTAATTCCTGAAACTTCGTAGACATCACCCCTCCAAGGTTTAGGTGGTTCTGGTTTAAAATTGTGATTGATAGGTTTTATTATAGGACTATTATCTAGTTTAATATTTGAATCATTATCAATTTTGAAATTAAGATCGTTGTTTTCTTTTTCAATTATTTTTATGTGTTCTCTCAGTTTTTCATTGCTTTCCTTAAAGTGTTTAATTTTAAGTTCTAGCAGTGCCACTCTTTTTCTTAGGGTGCCGTTTATACTAGGCAGTTGACTTGGAGTTTCTATTGTTTTCGATTCAATAGGCTCGTTATTAGCTATTTTACAAACGTTTTGCCAAGCTAATCTATAAGCATCTCCTTTGTTACCTTGTTGTATTAAAAGGTCATCATGCTTGTCTCTTAAGTAATTAATAGCAGTTCTGTCTCTTCCAATTATTTCACCAATAACTGAATCTGACAAAGTAGTTGTTTCATACAGATAATAAGCAAATGCGTGTCTATAAGATACATATTCCATTTGCCTTGTATTCTTATCTATATTAATCCCAAGTTTCTCGTCTATTTCTTTTTTTAAATTATTTGCATCAACAATAGAAGTTTTCATATTAATTCGTTTTTGTACCATAGAGGTATTTGTAATTCCAAAATACCATGCTTGTTGTCGGATTGTTCACCGTATGAAGCAAAGTTGTA